TTCTATTATCTTATCTGGTGTTATTGTTGGTAAATCAGTCATTATGTCGTTACCTCTCGTGGCTGTATCTCTAATATCGAAGCTATGACGTGCAGCTCGTTCGCGTCAGAAGCCTGTACTTTTAATGCCTCACTTTCTTCCATTACAAGTGGTTGAGTTAAAAGTTCTGTCGTAGTAATCGTTGCTATAGTTTTTGTTTTAAACAGACTAAATATGTTACCACTAGCATCCACTAAAGTAATATCTATATTGCAGCCAGATCCTGCATCATTAGAAACTAATATAGATTTAACAACAGCTGTCTTAAAACTAGGCACCGTATATAGTGTTGTTAGGTCCGTTGTCGTTAAATCTGCTTTTTTATTTATAAAACTATTAGCCATTATTGTAAAAAGAAGTTAAATGCTTCTACCTCATCTTTTAATTCCTCTTGGAACGTTGTGTTTAATTTTTCTACAATCGCATCAAGATCTCTAACTTGAGATTCTGCAACAGTAACATCATACTCTCTACTAGCTCTTGTTAATACTTGTACTATCTTTGCCATTATCTTCTACCATCCGGTTGTGTATCTAATCTAAAAGTTCCTAATTTCCAAGTTTGACTAGTTGATGTATTCTCTACTTTTAATGAAATAGATCTAGCTCTGGCACGTGTGTCTACTTTCAAAGTAGAAGAGGTTATATCAAACGGACCTAGTGATGAACTTGCAGATGTCTCATTTGGAAAGTTTCTTAATTCTAAAGTTATTCTTGTTGTTCCTGTCTGGGCTATAAAGTCTGGAATAAATCTTCTTATCTTCATTAAAAATTCACCATCTCCTCTGAATGTTGCAACACCTGTTGCTTGTCCTGTTCCTTGTGCTCTTGCTTGTGTAATATCAAAATCTCCTGATGAGATATTTGAAGTGATTGCAGTTATGACTCCATTTTTATTTTGGTCGGTTCCTATCTCGTGTTCATAATAAGTCGTCATACCTTCTGTGTTTCCAACGACATCAAATGACGTATTTGTATCTGCATCATACTCTGTTGCATGTGGGGTTCCAAATACAGCGGAGTCTCTCCACATAGTTCTAGAGAGTGTTCCATTAGTCCATACAGGTCTTCGTGGTGATGAATCAAAATAATTATAAGCTACCATTCTATTTACAACTGATGATGTCGATGTTGGATAAAACCACATAACCTCACCAAATAGATTATTTAATCCAGCCGATATCATTTGATTACCTGATTCTAGATTAATGTCATCAAAAACAAAATCTTCTACAAGACATGGTAAAGATTCTAGTTTACCAGCATATCTAAAGAAACCATTTTCTGACATCCAGTATGCAGCACCATCAACTTCTACACATGCGTTCTGTCCAGCTAAACCACAGTTAGTTCCAACCTGTGCAAATGCAAATGTGAAAGGTTGACCAACAAAACGTTGAGTGAACAATGCAGTATCAGTCCAAACATAAAGTGCATCTCTACCTCTGATCGCTCCCATGATCCGTGATCCGTCGGCCAATCTCTGTGTACCAGCAGTATTGGTTGCCGTAGGTGTATATGTGTTTATATCTTCTTGGTCCGAGAACCTGATAAACATATCGTCTTGTGTTGACGTATCACCGATAGTTGTTTCTGTGCCATAAAATACCAAGTGACGATCGGGAGTAGATACAACCATATGTCTTGATGCTGTAGGTGCACCAGATATGATTGTTGCTCTTGTTGTCGTTGCATTTGATAACGAAGAGTCCCATTCAAAAACAGCATTGTTGTGTATTAAACAAATAGCTTTGTCTCCAAAATTATCAATAGACCACATACCAGGTTCAATAATTAAATCTCCAGATGCTGCTTCACCCCATGCGATATAGTCGGTTGAGTTTGTAACTGTTGCACCATCACTATGAGATGCTGCGGTTGTTCCAGCAACTCCTCTTGTCAAACCTGTTAATGTATTACCACTAACTCCAGTATAAGAAATCTCTTCTGATCCTATGATAATAAAATTAGTTCCAGTATCAGGAAATAAAGAAGCGTCAGTTAAAGTAAGAGTGGTTACAGAATCGTTGATTGCACCATTTAAAGTAGTTGTAACTGCTCCAGCAGCCTCTCCACCCCAAGATCCTAAACTCCAACCAAATCCTTTTCCCTGCACTGCTGGACCCACAGTGTAATAATGTTGAACACGAATACCGCCTGATGTTGTTGCACCAGATCCTGATTCATTTGATGGCATTGTAATAGTTAAAGTTGTAGTCGAAGGCACAGATGTAACCATAAATTTTTTATCGTCAAAATCAGAGGCACCAAAATTAGATCCTGTAATCGTGCTAAAATTATCTAAAAGAATAATGTCGTCTTCCTGTATATTGTGTGCTGATGGAAATGTTATAGTAACTGTTGGTGAACCATTAGTTGTGCTAAATGCACTTGTTAATGTCGTAGTAGATTTGATAGGGTGTATGTCATAAAATATACCTCCAGAAAATGCATATAAGATCCTGTTTGTTCCTATGATTGCATATTTTCTACCTAAACTATTAACATAATGATGAAGACCTCTAGCAGCTCCTGTCAGTGTATCTGTCCCTAATTGCTTCCAACCTCCTATTTTTTCAGGTGTTCCGTACCTAAATCTAACATTATCACAATCCACCCATTGTCCCTCAGCTGTGGTTTCTGAAATCTGTTTATTTATACCTGGTTGAAAACCTATTTTCTGTAACATATATGTCCTTATTTATTAAAAAACTTAATAAAGCAAGTGAGTATGTTGTGTGGTGGAATACTCACTCGCCAGTGTTTTATATCAATGTTTACTTATAAAATCAACTCAGCTAAATCCTGATTTGGCCCTATTTTGCCTTTGAGGAAAGTATTAAATGCAAGACTTATTCTGGTATTAGAACCTTTTTTATTATCCACTTGGTGAGTTGTAGAGGATGGAAATATTACTATTTTACCAGTTTCTACAGAAAAAAACCAAGATCCAGAATTATAAGGGTTATATTTTTTTTCATTAATTTCTGGTGATATTTGTCTATATGATATTGGATTAAAAAATTTTATTGAATCAGTTTCTTTGTCTGAATCTATATAAAGAACACCTGATAAAAATGAGTTGGGGTGTTCATGTTTATGATGAAACTCATTTTCTTCTGTATAATTTAACCAAGATTGGGTTACGTATATTTCTATATCTTCTTTTGGACAAACGATATTATCTAAATAACTTTGACAAACTTCATCTATAAAATTTTTAATATCTTTAAATTCAGGTCTATTTAAAATATAATTATCTTTGGTATGAATATTACCTGAGTTTTCTACGCAGTGATTTTTTTGATCTTTTACAAATTGTAATTCTTTTTCTGTAAAGTCTCTATCTATATCTGTCATGTAAACAGGGATTGGAAATAGTCCATGAGTTTGATATTTTCTCATTAATAACACCAAGATACAAACGAATATCTTGTTCCTTTTGTAACTGGTTTTACTAAATGAGGGTATAAAAATATTGATGGAAATACTATAACATCACCTGGTTTAAATTTTATTTCATAATCATCAAACATAATAAATTCACCACCCTCATAATCATCGTTTAAAACTCCTACAATACTTAGAATAGGAATACCTCTTATTTCACCTGTAAATAAACTATGGATATGATCACAATGTTTAGACATTATTTGATTTTTATTGTATCGATTAAATCTTACGTTATTAAAACCTTTCCAACTATCAAAATGTGAACCACCTATTTTTTCAATAACAATATATTTTTCTAATGCTTTCCATATTAATTGCATTATTTCATTTCGATAGGGTAGATCATCTCCATAGCAAACATCAAGTTCTCTTTCACCATTTTGATCGTAAGCTTCATAATTTTCTGAAGTCGTGTAAGCGTGTCTTTCCCATGTTTTATTTTTTTTTAATTCTTTTAAAGAATCATCTAAAATATTTTGAGGAATCCAATTATCTAAATGAAGTATATAATTTTTTAAATCTAAAGATTGTTTTTTCACACCACTAACAATATATCTATTTTATTATTCTCGTAAATCCCAAGTTTGATTTGTTTCATTCCAATCATATGTTTGACCATCTGTAGGATAAGCAACAGGTGCTTCCCATTGACAAGTATCTTCGTTTAATATCCAGCTTTCATAGTTTTGTGGTGCAATAAACGCATCTCTTGTTTGATCATATCTTCCACCAACAGTAGCATAATTTTTTCTAAAAGGTGTTCCACCTAATTTATGTTCACCAGCAAAAGTATTGTAAGATGTCTGTATCCAAGTATCAGCTGTACCATACAGATTATTTAAAAAATCTACACCAGCTTGTTCACTTGTAGCAACATCATTGTGTACCACCTCAACTCTTTCAACTATGCTTCCAGCCCCTATTTTTGCAAAATGTGCCATAATAATCTCCTACGCTGTGTAACTTCCACTTCCTGTAAATTTAATAATTGTATCTTCTCCGTCTGTTGTAACAGTTGGAGAACCAGTAGTTGTGCCTGGATAAGCCGCTGTTCTTACTCTAAAAATAACAACTCCACTTCCACCCGCACCACTCGTGCCAGTGCCATCTGTCCCGCCAGATCCACTTCCTGAGTTTGCAGCTGCAGCAGTTGAACTTGCTGATGGTAATTCACCCTTAGTTCCACCTCCTGCACCACCATTTGCTGCGGCAGTGCTTGGTGTTGCACCTCCGCCACCACCACCAAAATTACTTGAAGTTCCTGTTATTCCTGACACTATACCATCTCCACCTTTTTTTGTAACTCCTGGTGCTGATGCTGGACTTCCATCTTTAAAACCAGCTTCTCCTGTTCCGCCACCACCACATGCTGTGCTACCCCCACCACCATCAAAACCTTCTCCTACAGTACCTTTACCATTAGCTGTGGTACTAGATGGTGTAGAGTTCCCGCCACCACAACCACCATCTGTGGCTGCCGAATCTCTACCTCCACCGCCACCACCACCTGTGGTTAGTGAAATAATTTTTCCTCCAGTTGAAGCACGAATAGTAGAAGCTGAACCACTGCCTCCTTTATTATTTGCAGGACTACCGCTACCTCCACCACCGATACTAATCTGATAAACATCTCCTGCGGTTACAACGGCTGTGCCTAGTTTGATGCCTCCCGCACCTCCGCCTCCACCTTGGTTTGCTCCACCAGCACCCCCACCTGCAAGATTTAAAAAACGTAAAATAGTTTCAGTTTTATCCGCAACAACACTATCTAATTTTGGAATCCAACCGTTTGTTGAACCTGAATAAATTAATTCTACGTGCTGTCCATTTTCATTATAAACTGGAACTGAAGAACCTGTACCTTGAAAATTTGAACCATTATCATCTAGAGTCACTGAGTGAGTCCCCCATGATCTATTAAAATCTGCAAGTTCTACAATATCACCGACACTAGGAGAAGATGGTAAGGTTACGACCACATCTCCAGAGGCAGTATTTACCCAAAAACCTTGTCCAGCTACTGCTGTAAAGTCAGCGGTTTTGACAGATGATTGCCACTGTGTTCCACCAGATGCATCAGTAAAAGATAAAGTCCCTGATCCATCTGTTTTTAATACTTGATCTGCTGATCCATCAGCATTTGGAAAAGTTAATCCATCAAGAACAACGTTTCCTGAACCGTTTGGTGTAATAGCAATATTACCATTAGCTGCATCTGTAATTTGAATCGATCCAGAGTCTGTTCCACCGTTTGTATTTAAAATTAAATCAGTTGCCCCACCAGTTGTTACTGTAAGTGTTCCAGCACCATTTGAAGCTATTGTTGCTGCAGCATCAGCATCACCAACTGTTAATGTATCAGCGGAAGCTACCACATCTCCAGTTCCATTTGGCGTAAGAGTTATGTTACCGTTTGAACCATCTGTGATTGTTATGTTTCCAGAGTTTGTTCCTGAGTTAGTATCTAATATTAGATCATGTGCTCCGCTAGATGTGACAGTAGCGTTTCCAGATCCTGTACCTACTTTGATTTCTCCAGATCCTTTTGGAACAAGAGCAACATCTATGTTTGTATCACCACCAGTTGCAGATATACTTGGCGCATTACCAGTAGCAGCGTTTGTAACATCAAACTGATTTACTGCAGATGATGTAGTTTGAAATATAATTTGTTCGTTACCATTCTCATCAGTGATGCCATGAGCATCATCAAATGAAATATTAAATGAATTAGTATCTAGATCGCCACCTAATTGTGGGGACGTGTCTTCAGAAACTTCTGAGATACCAGTTCCAATCGCTAGTGTATCTATATCAGGATTAGTTCCATCGTTTGCTGTTGCGAATACGATTTTATCTCCCTTATCTGTTGCTGCGAAAGTAAATGAATCTCCTGATCCAGAGGCATATTTAAATTGTACTGTGTGAGATCCTGAAGTTGAGTTTCTTAAAATGTAAAAGTTTTGTACATCAAGTGGAATTGTAACAATCTGATTACCTGTGATCGTTCCAGTAAATTCTATCATTCTGTGTGCAAGTTCAGCACCAGTTGCTCCGTCAGAGACAGTTAAAGCTGTAGTTTGTGCACCACCAGCTATTGATTTAGCAACATAACCACCTGAGATTTGTTCAATAACTTCTAAATTAGTATTAGTTTTTGTCCCCCATGTACCAGCATTTTCACCAGTTGCTTGAAGTTCAATACCCAGAGGGGTGTATGTTGATGCCATAAATTTTTCTCCTATGCAGCGTCAGTATAACTTGTATTTGATCCAGTTGCAACATTAGAATACGAACTATTAGACCCTGTTGAAAGATCAGAATAGGACGAATTCGATCCTGTTGATAAGTTGTTATACGAAGTATTTGAACCAGTGTCAATATTTTGATAACCCTTAATTCCTAATATTCCCACACTTGATGTCATTTCAATACCTGTTAAACCCATCACATCAGATGGTGATAGTGACCCAACATTAGTTGTGGAAGATTGACCAGATAACTCATACGCAAATTCAAGTGTAAAAGAACCCACACTGGTTGATGCTGACACACCTGATATATCAACTAGTTCTACGCTTCCAATCTCAAGAGTTCCTACATTTGTAGTTGCAGATAACCCTGTAATTATTTTCTCTGGACCAAATTCTAAACCTAGTGTGCCTAAACCTGAAGTGGCAGCTACCCCTGATAATGCCCCAACCGTACCAAATTCTAAACCTAGTGTGCCTTGACTTACTGTAGATGATTGTCCTGTGATCGCTGGTGTTGAATCTAATTTAATGGTTGTTGAACCGACACTCGTTGTAGACTCTTGACCAGATAAACCAACCACGTCAGCAGGGGATATCGAGCCTACACCTGCGGTTGAAGCTTGACCAACTAAAGTTACAATTTCATTTGGAGATTCGCCCCAAGAATTATCTCCCCATGCATCTCTACCCCAACCAACTAAAGTTCCGACATAAGACATTGTTGGAGTTGCAAAAGTTGCAGACACACCTGTTACAGGAACTCCTAATTCTGCATCTATATCAAGACTTCCTATTCTTGCAGTCATGGAGTGGTTTGCACCAACCATTTCTAAAGGAACAGTAATTAAAGTTGCAACAGATATAGATCCAACAGAAGTTGTGGCCTCTACACCACTTACAGATACTGTCTCATCCGCACCCTCACCCCAGTCAGCTGTGTTCCAAGTTAATCGACCCCAACCTGTTTCATTAAACTCTGTTAAATTACCAAGTGAAGTTGATGCAGATACACCTGTTAAGTCGACAGTTAAAAGATTAGATTGCCATGAGTTTTCATTCCATGCAACTGAGGGGTCATCTCCTCCCCAAATTGATGTAGACATAAGGAGGCCCTCCTTACGCTATACGAATGATTGCGTTACTTGCGTCTGCTGTTGGAAATTGAATTGTGAATGTTCCACTTGATACTGTCTTGTCACCACCGAATGCTATGACAGCAACAGCTTTGTCAGATTGATCATCATTATAAATTAATGCACCATTAGCTGTAAAAGATGCTGAAGTATAACTAACATCTGCAAAATCACAAAATGCAGTTGTTCCCGAAGTTGTTGGTGTAACGCTTGTTAATGTTGCACCCCCTGCAGAATATGCAGATCCTGATGTGTTTGAAATTTCGTTTGATGTTGAATAAGCAGTTGTACCTGCACCTAAAGATGCATCACTTGTAAATAAAGCTATTTTAAAAGTATCACCACTTGATGCTGTAAAATTGTGTGTTCCAACTAAAATCTCTTGTTTGAAACTTGTACAAATTGCTGATGATATAGCCATAATTTATCTCCTACGGGTTTGCCGATCTTACTGGTATACGAACAGCACCATCAGTGTAGTCATCTCTTCGTCTTCTACCAACTTGCTCGTTAGCAAACTTCTGTACCTCTTGTTTATATTTATTTTCATATAAAGTCAACATGTCTATTGGGCCTTTTAAAAAACCATATGTTTCTGATAAACAACAATATAAAAGTCCGTTTGGAAAGTTAAGACTAATATAATTAGTAGTATTATCTGAAGCTAAAGTAGCTGGCATCTTATTAAAATGAACTCTAAATTTGTATGTTGTATCAGGAACAGGTGCTAAAAATAAACGTCCTGATGTTGTATCAGTATCTCCAGTTGCTCCACCAAACATGGCGTAATATTTAGGTTGTCCTCTTTTAGAAGATTCCGTTGATGGCACATATTCTTGTAAGTATGTTACATCTTTTTTTTCTAACCAAACATTAGCCCCCGTTGTAGCAGATGTAGAATCATAAACTTGAACACCTCTTATAAACAAAGCTCCTGCTGGACAGTTAATAGTTTCTTGTCCTGCAACTAAATTACCAGTTTGTTGAGCTCTATCTGAATCAATAGGCACATCTCTCATTATTCTATATTGTGCATTTAAAATTATATTTTCTAATACATCAGTCGTTAAAACATTAGAGTCTACTTCTGTATAGTTTCTAATATTTGTAACTAAACCACTGTAACTTAATCCTGCCATTATTTATTATCTCCTTGATGTTTTAAACGTATCTTTTTCTGTTTTGCAGTTTCATTTATTATTGGAAATTCTTTTTGTCCAACCCCTTCTTGTTCTGGACACTCACACTTTTTAATATTTAAAATTTTACAAACCCATTTTTTAATAAACTTAATCATGCCTCTATGGTTACGGGTCCAACAGAACAGCCGTATCCTCCTCCTTTTATATTACCAGTTGTAGCAGTATCTGTATCGACTGTAAAATGAAAATAATTAGATGTAGCGTAATCTGTTGTTACAGCCGCATCATTTTTATATAAGCCAGTTGTAATCGCGTATCCCGCAGCTTTTGCAATGTTAGATCCAGATATACCATCAAAATTTTCTGGATTGGAATATGCAAACACAGGATCTGTAGAAGTTCCTGTTCCTGGAGAAGTAGTAGGAGCTCCTCTAAATCTATAAGTAGTCCCACTAGTTAGACCATGTCCAGGTGAAAATACATTTATAATTCTAGATCCTGCCTCATAAGTTTCAAAACCATCGTTTGGTATTCTAACAGTTGTCGATGGTTCTGTTCTGTCACTTCTAACATTTCTTAACGCAATACCATCCGCAGAGATGGGTTTTGGTTCCAACTGTGGTTGTTTTGGTTCAAACTCTGAAACATGAACAAACGCACCATTCCATTCTCTGACCATTTCTCGAAATGGAAATTCTATACCTGATCTATCAGATATTGCTTTTGCGTGTTTTCCTGTTGCGTATTTTGCCATTATTTTTTACCTTTTTTCTTTTTCTTTTTACCACCCGCTCCTAAAGGTTTATCTACTCTACCACCTTTAGATAAAAATTTGTTTCTTAATCTCTCCATTTCTTCTTCAAATTCTTCTAGCTCACTTGGAGTTAATTTATCATAAGGTTTACCAAACATCTCTAATGCATGGTCATCTGCATATTCTGGTTTATAAAATGATTTATCCACTGATGCTACTTTTTTATTTTTTTCTTTTGCCATTATGTTCCTGGGTAGTATGCTTTTGGTGTTATGTACGTGCTTGAAGCTGACCCGTCCTCCGCTAGTGCTCTTGCAAATTCATCCTCGTAAGCTAGTTTCATAGGTTGAATTAACTGTGGTTGATATTTTTGTGCTAGATAATATGCGAGTCCTGATGTCATACAAGGGACAAATCTAAATGGTACATCAGTTGCATTTGTATAATCACCTACATCTTGTATTCTTTTTATGAAGTAAAAATGCATGTCCTTAGATGCATTAGTAGAATCTGGTGTTGGATAAATATGTATTCTAACTTTATCAATAAATCTCTCTACCCAATATTGATTAGGCGTACCTTTTGATAATTTATTAGAAAAACCTGCATAAGTAGATCTATCTACTTTTGTCATAGGACTATCTGATTGTGTTGTTTGAGTTCTATTAGATCTTAATTGTGCTTCAAGAACATCTGACATTCCAAAAATACCATTTGTTGGTGTGGTTGTTGCAGATGTTCCATCACCACTTGCTCTAAAAAAATCATAATCTGATTGGCCCTCAATTAAATCCATATTGGTTTCATCTATTTCCCAATAGTGAATACCTCTATTACCCCATTCTTGAAATAAGATATTAAGAGATCGTCTTGCAGATTTAAGTTGATAACCTGCAACTGAATTTAATCCTATACGTTCAAAAGCATCTTCTATTATCTCTTCAATAGAAAAAGTTTTGTCGAACGTTGTTGTTCCCGAAGTAGTATTAGCCATTTAAACTCCTACGATTCGTAGACTTTAATCCATTCACAAACG